GCTCGTGTAATCGGGGCTGATGCAGCAGTAGCTAGGTCTGCACATCCTAACGAAGCTAAGAACCAAGTTGAGGTCTCTGTAGAGGGAAATGATGTCAGCATTACCGGGTGTGGAAAGAATGACATAGAGATTTCTGTAGAAAACAACAGCATAACCCTAACAAGTCGTGGCAAGAACACCATAACAATAAACTCACCCTCAAATCAGGTAGATTAATGTCTAACTATATCTTTGAAATGTCTGTAGGTGATACCTCCCCTAAGTTGGAAGTCACCTGTAAAACAAAAGCGGGGGTAGTTATCCCTGTTACCGGGGCGAGTGAAGTACGCTTCATCATGCTTAGTCAGGACAAAGTTACAGAGAAAGTAAACAACATAGCTAACACATCTATTGTAGATGGGGCTGGGGGCATTATCGACTACACATGGCAGACAGGGGACACTGATACAGCGGGTGTTTATCTGTCTAGGTTTAAAGTTACATTCTCGGATGGTTCAGTAGAGACCTTCCCTAACGCTGGTCGATACATTAAAACGATAATCGGAGAATAATATGACAGCCCTCTCAGAAGGTAAAGCCAAAGTAGAAATTGGTGTTGGAGGGACGAATACCCGTCATGGTCAGATCCGAGCAGACGAGTTCCTACAGGCCCTAAAAGGAAAGAAGGCGATACGTAAGTTCCGTGAGATGCGGGACAACGATGCTACAATTGGTGCTATTATGTACGCAGTTGAGCAAGTCCTTCGTGATGTTCCTTTTAAGGTCCAACCTGCTGATGATAGCGAGGCTGCTGCACTAGAAGCACAGTTCGTACAAGAAGTCCTGAATGATATGGAGCACACTCTTGATGACCATATCTCAGAGTCTCTCTCAGCACTAACATTCGGTTTCTCTATCTTTGAGGTGGTCTACAAGCGGCGTATTGGCCCCAATCAGATCAGTCCAAAGAAGTACTCTCGTTATAGCGATGGGAGGATTGGTGTACGTAAACTAGCTTCCCGTGCTCAGTGGACTATTAGTCGATTTGAAATTGATGATAAGACAGGGGAATGTTATGGTGTCAGTCAGGAACATAGTTACGGGTCAAGCAGAGCACTTATCCCAGCAGATAAGATACTGCACTATAAAACTACCAATATCAACAACGACCCAAGTGGTAGAAGTATCCTTCGCAATGCTTATACATCTTACCAATATCTAACAAACCTACAGGCCATTGAGGCTATTGCAGTTGAGCGTGAACTTCATGGTGTCCCTGTTGGACGTATGCCATCTGACTATCTCTCTTCTGCTGCTACAGATGAACAAGTAGCTCTCCGTAACCAGTTTATCCAAGCCCTACGTGACCTCAAGATGAATGAACAGGGATACATGCTTATTCCCTCGGACCTCTTGTTGGATGCAGAAGGTAAGGCTACTGGCGGTGTTGGTTCCCGTCTTATGGATATTGAACTGATTACCTCTAATGGTAGCCGTAATATTGAGATTGACCCTATCATCAAGCGTTACCAGCATGACATTGCTCGTAGTGTGATGGCAGAGTTTCTTATGTTGGGCGGTGGTTCTCAGGGTAGTTACGCACTCTCCAAGTCCAAGACAGACCTTTTCCTACGTAGTGTAGAGAGCTACATCAACTCTATCTTTGACGTAATCAATAAGCAACTCATTGAGCCTCTCTGGAAGTTGAATGGTCTTAACTATGACCTGATGCCTAAGATTGTTCCCGGTGATGTTGCTCCACATGACCTTAAAGAACTTGGCTCTTACCTTCGTAACCTTAATGGAGCTAATATTAACCTTGCTGACCAAGTTGAGATTGTTGATGCTCTCCTTGAGAATGCAGAACTCCCACTTCTTGACCGTGACCAGTATGAAGAGAGTAAAGAGTTTAGTCGTCAGGTAGCCACTATGAGTTCCCAGACAGACGGTAAAGAAGAGAAAGAAGAGGAAGAGGACGAAGATGGTTAATCAGGGTTCTTGGGAGAGACGGCTTTATGAAGTTAACCCCCTAGCATTGGCCATGAGGGAAGTCCAGACTAGTTACGGGGACATAATAGACCCATTCAAGAAGGGTAAGTCTCTTCTGAAGTTTGGTAAGCACCTAGATCTCAACACCGCTGATGGTAGAGAGACTGTATGGACATTAGGTTCTAGGGCAGGTGCTGGCAATGAGACATACGTTAGCACAAACATCATTGATACTGTGTCCTCTTCTAGTGCTTCTGACACCCAGAGTATTACTATTGAGGGTCACACAAACAGTGGTACAGCGTCCAACCCCATCTTCAATTCCGTTATCCAGACAGTTAATCTGAATGGTCAGAACAAGGTTACTCTAGGCACCCCACTCGCAAGAGTATCCAGAGCCTACGACAACGACGCTGTTGCTTTTGCAGGAGATGTATTTGTTTATGAGGATACTCCTATTACGGCTGGGGTCCCCGATGACTTTACTAAGGCTCATTTAGAGGTACGGGGAACGATAGGGGATACACAGTCTTTTAAGGCATCTACTACATTCTCCAACACAGATTACTTTATCTGCACAGGTGGCTTTGTATCCATTCGTAGGGCGCAGACAGCTTTGGTGGACTTTGTATTAGAGGTTAGGCGTCCGGGTTCTGTGTTTAGACCAGTTGCACGTATTGACTTGAACAGTTCTGGTGTAGGGGCTACGCAACTTAACTTGTTTCCATACGCCATAGTCCCAAAGAACTCTGATATAAGGATTACTGCGGAATCAACTGGAAACTCGGTAGAAGTAGATGCTTCCTTCCAAGGGTATCTCGCAGAGGTAATAGGATGAACAACGTACTAAAAGCAAAGATTGCTAACGATGTATTTACTATGGAGGCAGAGGCTAAGGCACGCTCCTATGATATGCGGTTAGGTGGTCGTACACATGTCTGTCAGATTGATGGACAAGCCCACTATATGCCGGGAAAGAACGTAGAAGAGTATCTATCTTACTATGACGCCAATGAAGAGTACATGGGCGAAGATTATGAAGACAACATGGAAAGGGCTATCCGAGCGGTAGTTGCAGAGATCATGGGTAAAAATCTTGAAGGCCAAATCCTCAAGGTGGATGAAGAACAGCGTATTATTTACGGTTGGGCTTCTGTAGCTACCTTTAAGGGAGAGGCTCTTGTAGATCGGCAGGGGGACATCATTGGTATGGACACCCTAGAAAAAGCCGTTAATGAATTTATGGAACACGTTCGTGTAGGTAAAACTATGCACGTTGGTGAGCAGACAGGTGTGGTCATCCATTCGATGCCAGTTAGTAAACAAATCTGTGATGCTCTTGGATTCCAGTGCGACCAAGAAGGATGGATTGTAGGCTATAAAGTCTATGATGATGAAGTCTGGAAGATGGTCAAATCTGGAGAATTGCGAGCCTTCTCAATTGGGGGTCGCGCTGTATCGGAGGTAGCAGATGGCTAATATCCTCACAATGCTTAAACTGGAGGAGTTGTCTCTCGTGGACAATCCGGCTAACCCTTTAGCTTTCGCTCCTCTCTACAAACGACATGACCCAGAAGGAGTTATTATGTCAAAAGAAACCAAAGAAGAAGTAACTAAGGCGGAAGAACTCCCACAGGAGATCCAAGATCGTCTTGATCGTGAAACCCGTCTCGACAAAGAGAATCAATTGCTTAAAGCTACACTGCTTAAAGATGGCTATGTCATCAAGGCTGATAGTGTAGAAAAGAAAGCAGTTGAGGATACTATTGAGGTCGATGGCGAAGAGATCAATAAGTCAGATATTCCGGCTCCCGTTCTCAAGAAGCTGGAAGAGGCTGAAGTTCAGAAGCGTGAAATGGAACTAACTAAGCGTTGTGAGGAGTTGCTCCCCAATGTTAAGAAAGAACATGCTGCACGTCTTATTGAGAAGCTAGACATGGAGATTACTGGCGAAGACGAGGAAGTAATGCAATTCCTCCGTGCCATTGATGGACTTTTTGCAGGTCACATGGAAGAGGTTGGCAAGAAAGAAGCTGACGTTGATATGTCCGACCCACAAGAGAAGTTGGAAGCTCTTATCAAGAACTACATGGTAGAGCATAAAATGTCCTCTAAGGACAAAGCACAGGCGTATAAGAAGGTTGCTTTCACTCCCGAAGGTAAGTCTCTTATCAATGAAATCTATAAAGGAGATAGCTAATCATGGCTACTTACGCAAATGCAATTAACGCCACTTACATTGCTGGTACTGCTGTTACGCAACACCGCTTTGTATCGTTGGCTGCGGATGGTCAGGTAGATCATTCAACAAATGGTGCTGCTGGCCCCGGTGTGTCCGTAACGGATCAAGCCACGGTTGGTGGTGCTGTAACGGTCCAAGAGTTCGGTCGTGCAATCGTAGAATGTGGCGGTACTATCGCTGCTGGTGCGGATGTCGCTGCTGATACTGCTGGTGTCGCAATTACTGCTGCTACAGCGGATATCGTTCGTGGTGTCGCGCTTGAAGGTGGTGCCTCTGGTCAATTTATTGCTATCAAGTTGATTGATGGCGGTAACGCTGCGGCCTAATAGAATAGAAAGGAATAAATAAATGC